GTCGGACGACAACACCAATTTCGTTACGGCGAACATCACCGGCGGAACCGATTTCACCGTCGGAACCAACAATACGAACGCGACGACCGCGCCGTATTACGCGTTCGACATTCCGTTGGGCGGCAAGCGTCGCTATCTGAAGGTTTCCATTACGCCGGGCGCGTCGGCGAACATCGTCGCGACCGCAACGCTTGCGAAGCCGGGGTTGGGGGAGGATGCCGCCAACGCGGCGAATACCTTTTCCGCCGTCGGCTAATTCGCAAGCCGAAGCCGGCGGTAGCGGCCCGGCCCTACCGCCTAGCGGCGGGGGCGGGGGCAAACCCGAACCGCCTTGACAACCTAGCATGGCGCACGGTTACAATTCCGAACGCCAACGCCGGACGGCCGACAGGCCGTCCGGTTGTCTTATGACGACCGACATTCGCAAATTGGAAATCGGCCCGGGCGCGCATCGCGCCGACGGTTGGCATCGTTGGGACATCCAAGACGGCCACGACGCGCGCCGGCTTGACGGGATCGCCGACGGCCAATTGGACGCTATCAAGGCGTCGCACGTGTTGGAACACGTGTCGCATCGGGAAACGGTCGGCGTGTTGCGCGAATGGTCGCGCGCGCTACGCAAGGGCGGCGACCTATTCGTGGCCGTTCCTGATTTCGATAAATGCGTTTCGGCATACGTGAACGGCGACGGCGCGCCCGTGGAAGCCTACGTAATGGGCGGCCACGTGGACGAACACGACCGGCACGGGGCAATCTTCAACCGGCGCAAATTGGCGGAAGCGTTAGCGGCCGCCGGGTTCGACGTGGTCGGCGATTGGGCGGGCGACGCGAACACGTGCGCCGCGTTGCCGGTGTCCCTGAACATTCACGCGCGCAAGGCGGGGCGCGTCCGGTTGCCAATCGACACAATGCCGGATGTCCACGCGGTAATGTCCATGCCGCGGCTTGCGTGGACGGAAAACATGTCGTGTTGTTTCGAAGCGTTCGGCCGGCTTGGCGTTCCGTTCGTTCGCGCCATCGGCGTGTTTTGGGGCCAATGCCTGCAACGACTCTTCGCCAACATCGTGAACGATTCGCGGTACAAATGGATTGTGGCCGTGGATTACGACAGCATCTACGACGCCCACGACATCGTCGCATTGCGCGACATCGCCGAACGCAACGACTTGGACGTGTTGGCCCCGCTGCAAATCGCGCGCGACCGCAATAAGGTTTTGACGATGATTCGCGGCGCGGACGGCAAGCCGGCGGCCGAAATTCCGGCGGATTGGTTGAACCGCGAACATTGGCCCGTGCTGTCGGCGCATTTCGGGTTGACGTTGATTAGTACCGACGCGTTGCGCCGAATGCCGTTGCCGTGGTTCCTTGGGCATCCCGGCGCGAAGGGCGATTGGGGAAACGACCGCGTAGACGACGACATCCATTTTTGGCACGTGGCCGAACGCGCCGGCCTGCGGATGTCGATTACGCCACGCGTGTCGATTGGGCATCTGCAATTGGTCGCGACGTGGCCGAACCCCGCCGACCTGTCGCCAATCCATCAATACATGCCGGATTTCCACCGGGAAGGGCGGCCCGAATGACGCGCCGTCTATGCGTGGCGTTGCGGCCGTGGGCGGGCAACCGTGTTGGGGCCGTGGTTATGGTACGGGCCGAATTGGCGGAACCGCTAATCGCGCGGGGCATCCTGCGCGCCCTGTCGCCGCCGCCGGCCGTGGATGCCGCTACAGGCGTTCCGGCGTCCGGGGCCGGTTCGGATGCGCCGGCGGATGCCGGCGGCCCTACGGCCGACGTAGACGCCCCTACGGGGGCAACGCCGGCGCGCCGACGCGGGCGCAAGCCGCGCGCGGGTTGATTGCCGGCGCGCGTTGGCCGATATCATGTCGGCATGGCCGTAGACGAATTCGCCATTACGACGTTGGCCGACCTGAAATCGTGGTTGGGCATCACGTCTTCCGACGACGACGCCGTGTTGGAAACCGCAATTGACGCGGCAACCTACGCCATCGAAGCCTATTGCGACCGGAAGATTGTTCAACGTCGCATCTACGAATGGGTTTCGCCGCGTGGCGACGGCGCGTTGGTCGTTCGCCATCCGCCCGTCGCACATGTCCACTACATCGGTAGCGGCGCGCAAGCCGCCATGACGGTTAGCAGCACGGTCGCATCGGACATTTCCGTAACGGTTACGATTACCGACAATTCGTTTTGCATCGTCCGAACCGAATCCGACGGCACGGAAACGACCGTGCATTCCAATTTCAACCAACGGAAGACGGTTGCGGAACTTGCCCCCGTATTGAATGCGTTGGGTTGGGTGTCGGCGACCGTTACGACGAACACGCTAACGCGCCGGCTACACAAGATCGTCGGCCGCGACTTGACCAACGCGCCCGTCGTGTTGACGTTCCCCGATCAGGGGCAATTCGACGTTACGGGCGACTTGCCGCGCGGCATCCTCTACATCGGCCGCAGCGGCTACGACGACGGGTACGGCGGCCGATGGCCGCGCGCCCCGGAATCCGTGTTCGTTGACTACGACGGCGGATTTGAAACCGTACCGCCCGACATTGTGACGGCCTGTCATATGATCGCGGCGCGCATGTATCGCGGCCGCCGGCGCGACCCGGGCGTAACGACGGAATCTTTCGGCGACTATTCGTACAGTCTTGCGACCGGCGACGCGATGGACGCGGAGGCCCGCGCGCTATTGGGGCCGTGGAAGCGTTATAGATGAGCGTTGCAAGCCTATTGGCCGCGCATGGTCAAACCGTGCGCGTCGTGCGCCCGACCGTTACGCAATCGGTCGACGGCGCGATGTCGCGCGGGTACGCGGTTGCCGCGACCGTTACGGCGTGGATTCAACCGCGCGCATCGACCGACGCCAATTACGCCGGTCGCGACAATCTGCGGAACGCCGTCGTCGTCTACTTCGAAGGGCGACAGGACGTACGAACCGACGACATTGTGTTGGACGCGGCGTCGAACGTCTACCATGTAACCGGCGTCCACGTGCCAATCGAACGGCCGGCCGCGTCGGCGAATTGTCATACCATCGTGGACGCCGTCTACGCCAAGGGCGAAACGGTAGTGTTGCCGGCATGACGGCGCGCGCTACATGGATTGACGACCCGCGATTCCGCCCGCGGTTGGAAGCCGCCGTGCAAGAGGGCGTGAATGCATACATGTTGGTTTTTTCGCGCGCCCTGCGGCAACAATTGTCCAAGCCGGGAACCGGTCGAACGTACCGCGTGTCCAAGGGGAGGGCGTCCGGTCGCAACCTTCGCGAGCAGGGATTTCACCGCGCAAGCGTTCCGGGCCGGCCGCCGGCGGCGAATACCGGCATGTTGCGCCGGTCGTGGCAGATTGGCGCGAATTCGCTACGCGGGCCGAAGCCGGCGGGATTGGCCGGGGCCGTGTCGTCGTTGGTTCGGTCGGTTCGGCAACGGATGAAATTCGGCCGCGGCAAGACGGCATCGGCCGTCGTGTTCGCGTTGAATCAGGGCAAGACGCGCGGCTATAGGTTCGGTTCGGCCGTACACTACGCGCGCATTGAATTCGGATACGGCCGAACGAAGGCGCGCCCCTACATTCGGCCGACGATTGACGCCACGCGCGATTTGTTCCGCCCGACGATGGAAACCGCATTGCGCCGCTATGCGCCGCCCCGAGGTTGACGAATGCAACCCGTATTGAACGCGCTATGGTCGAAACTGCAAACCGCGACGGGCGTCGGGCAGTTTATGACGATATTGGGAAGCCGCGTCTATCTAGATTCGGCCCCGGGCGACGCGGCGTTGCCGCTATGCGTCTACGGCGCGGAAACGACGACGTTCGACCAATGCATGGATGGAACGATTACGCACGTGCTGCGCGTGACGTTCACAATCTACGACGACCGCGATACGACGCTAACGGCGCAATCGGCCGCGGCCGCGTTGCGTGGGCTGTTGGAGGGCGCGGAATTGACGGCGACGCGGTACGACCGCGTTGTGTGCATCCACCGCGGACGCGGCGCGCCTGTATTCGACGGCGACATTTGGTCGATAGTGGAAACGTACGACCTACGCGGCCAATTCACGCCGTAGGCCAATTCGAAGGGAACAACCGATGGCGACTACGTACCTTGTGGGCAACGACGGCGACGCCGTGTTGCCATCCTCGCATTTGTTGAACGTCAAGGTTTGGGCGGCGAACGTCGCGTACGTTTCGTCCGACTTGACGGGTTTCACCAATACCGGCAAGGTTCGCCGGCTTGGCATCGCCGACATTACGGGTTCGTTGAACGGAACCGCCATCCAAGGTTCGGGTACGCCGTGGGGAACCCTTGCGTCCACGTCCCTTCCGTCGCAACCGGGCGGTACGTTGGTGCTGTCGGTTGACGGCACGACATCCGGCACGTCGTCGGGCGCGTACCTGTCGTTCGGCGCGGTGTTCAATTCGTACGCGTTTAGCGTGGACAAAAACGGCGAACAGTCGTTGTCCGTAAATTTCGAAATGAACGACGGCGACGGCGCGACGGTTGTTTGGGCGACGACGTAATGTTGGTCGTTGCGCCCGACGCGACCGATTGGATCGTGTCGCTACGGCCGGCGGACGGCGGCCCCGTGCGACGCTATCGCGTGTCGCCGGGAACGATCCCCGACGCGCAGGCCGTCGCGCGCGCCCTGCGCGTCGCTAAATTGCCGCCGTCGGCCGTGGCCGACGTAGACGTTTGCCGGGCGGCCGAACATACGCGCGTGGCCGTGTCCGTGGAAACCGCGGAATTCGACCGCCTGTTGGCAAACGCGCGACGCCGTGCCGGCGGTACACTCTCGGCATGATTGGAAGCGTAATTCGGTTCGTGGACGGACAACGACGGGAATTCCCGCCGGTGTCCGTTCGCGGGTTGGCATCGCTACATGCGGAATTGGCCGAACGGCGCGTGGCGGAAGTCGCGCGCGACTGTAAGGCGTTGGGCATGTTGCACGAAGACACGTTGGCGCGCATGGCGACGGCGCGCGAAGATAGCCAATTGGCCACGTCGATTACCCGTTGGGCATTCACGTTGGAGGGCGCGCGCGCAATCGTCGCGGCATCGGTCGGGGCCGAACGGGCCGACGACATGTTGGACGGCCTGTCGCCGGACGATATAGCCCAAGTCGCGTTGAACCTAATCGGTTTCCATTGGGACGACGAATCGTCAAAATGGGTACGCCGTTCGCGGGCGACGGCGGCCCCGAACGGCGGCGCGATTGGCTAGCGGAGGCGTATCTATTGGCAACCGTGGCGAACATTTCCGACCCGCTGTCGTTGCCTGTCGCCGAATTCAACGCGTTTCTACGAATGGTCGCGCGTGGCGACGCCCGTCGCGTCGCGCCGGTTGACCCGCGGTCGTACGTCGATTCCGTAGCGGGGGCGCGTCGATGAATGCCGGAACCGTTTCGGTCGAAATTACGGCCGACATGTCGAAATTAGATAGCGGCTTGGCGGCGGCCAAGTCGCAAACCGTCAAGTCGGCCACGCAAACGGGTTCGGCGTTTGGCGAACAATTCACGAAGACTTGGGGCGAACAATCCAAGTCGCTAATCGGCCAATTCGTCGGCCCGATGATGGCGCAGGCGGCCGCGAAGGCTATTGCCGGGTTTCTACGTTCCGACAAATCGACGCCCGAAGCGTTGGGCGACGCGTTGAAGACGATTCCATTCGTCGGCGCGTTTGTCGATTTGGGGGAGGCGATTTACGACGCCACGTTCGGCGCGGCGGATAAGGCGGCCGACGACCTAATTGCAAAGGCGGACGCGGCCCGCGCCGGCCTACTCGCCATGCGCGGAATACAGGCGCAGGAAGAGCGCGCCGCGGGCGCGGCCGCCGACGCGTTGCGGATGGAACTTGCGCGCCTGCAAATGGAAGACGAATTGCAGGCCGCGCGGGCGACCGGCGACGAAGCCGCGATTGCGCGCGCGGAAGCCGCGTTGAAATTGCGCCAATTGGAATTCGAATTGCAAGTAAAGATCGGCAACCAAATTTCGGATGTCGAATTGAACGCGCTACTTACATTGAACGCCGAAAAGCGCAAGGCGATTGCGGCCGAAGAGGCGTTGCGGTTGGCGTCGATTGCAAAGGCGGCGGCGAAGGAAAAGGAAGCCGCAGACAAGGCGGCGGCCGACGAACGCAAGCGTATTGCGGAACGCGAAATGTCGGCCGAAGATTCGTTGCGCCGCGCGCGCGACGAATTGGGAATCGCGCAGGCCGAACGCGCCGGCGACACGCAGGGCGCGCAACGGTTGTCCGCCGAACGCGACCGGCAAAACCGGGCCGCCGAACGAGATAAGGCGTTGCGCGATGCGGCGACGGAAAACGAACGCCGCGCGATTCGCGAACGCTTCGCTATCGAACAGGAAACCGCCGACTTGCGCGAAGAGGCCGCGGCGGCCGCGGAGCGGGCCGCCAACGCGACCGGCACGGCGCAGACCGCACTAGGCGCGTTCACGTTCGACGCGTACCCGGACACGGACAAACGGCGCAACGACGAACGATTGGTAAAGGCGACCGAAACGATGGCGGCGAATTTGCAGGGGCAAGGGATCTACTAATGCCGGACGAAATCTACGCCATCGAATTAGCGGAGTCGCGCGGTTGGCAGTACGACGGCGGCCGCGTGTCCGCTACCCGAACGTTCAAGGTTTGGGAAAATACCGCGACACTTGGCAACCCGTCGGAATTGACATCGCCGGCGAAGGTACGCGCGTATTTCAATGTTTCGACAGGTACTAGCGTCGGGGCGTACACGTTCCAAGGGCCGGACAAGATTCCCGAACGCGGCCAAGCGTTCCCCGACGATTCAAGCGTATACGCGCAGTCGTACACAATCACGCGCGAAACCAACACCGATATTTGGGTAGTCGTTTGGACGTACCGAAACGCGCAAGTTACTTCCGCCGGCGCGCAACCCGGGGAACCCGGGTTCGTGGAATACACGTTGGACATCGGCGCGTCGTTCGCCGAAACGTGGATCGTGTCGCCGACCTATCCGACGAACGGCCAAATCGGAACGACGTTGTCGGCGCAAAAGATAACCGGCGGAACGCAAATCGACTTGGAAGGCGTCCCGCTGTCGCGCCTGAAATACACGACAGAAATTCAAATCAACGAAACAATACAGAATGTTTCGGGCGTCCCGTCCATCGTCGCCAACATGCGCGCGGCGCGCGGTACGCGAAACAACGCGTCTTGGGAGGGAATCGCCACGGGGAAGGCGTTGTATACCGGCGGGCAGATTCGACGCGTCGGCGTGTCCAAGTATCAAGTTTCGCACCGGATCATCGAAGATTCCGAATTCCATTTGGTGCAAGTACCGGAACGCGACGCGACCGGGAAAGTACCCACGGCCGAAATCAACGGCGCGAACCGCGCGCGCAACGTCTATTGGCGACAACCGTTCCCGACGTTGTCTAGTTTCGCGTCCATTTCAACGAATTGGTAACCGATGGCCCTACCGCGTTTCACGTCCGGCACAATCGGGAACCTGTCGTTCGAACATCTAAACGAATTGTTCGACACGGTGGACAGGTTGCGCGCGCGCGTCGATGCGTTGACGGGCGCGGAAACGACGGACACGCAAGATTGGATGGTTGCCCGCGTAATCAACGGGCAGGCCGCTACCGGGTCGTTGGAATGGGTCGAAGTCGTGCCGGACGAAGCCGATCAGGTCGGAGACGGCATCCGATGGATTGACAGGGAAGGCGGCGCGACTAGCGGCAACGCCGCGTCGCAAACGTCGTATACGCCGGCGTTCGTCATTCGCAAGGCGGATTTCGACCCCGACACCCAAACGGCGGAAACGTTGCCGCGCGATACCGTCGTGTTGCTGCGTCGCGTTCGACGTACCGACGGGAAACGCGCGTGGTTGGTTGCGAACGTACTAACCGAAACGCCGGTGTTTCCCGCGCGCATCATCGGAAGCGTACAGGCGGAACCCGACTTGGGTTCGCAAGTCGGCCAACGCTACCGCTATCG